AAAGTTGGAACCTTGTAATATTTATTTTTGTGCAAATAATACAAATACTTTTTGTTAGTTGGTATATACATAATATTATTTGAATGTAAATCATTGTGTGTAAATGAAAACATTTTTTGGTATACAATTAGGGTCATAATAATCTGCATTAGAGCAGACATCCATTCATCATGAGATAAATCATTATTAATAATTAAATCATCTAATGTGTTTTCACAATGTTCTAAGCAAATAACTTGAACAGGAAATTTATGTAATGTTAAAATGAGTTTTTCTTCTTCGTAGCTACTATCTTCTGATTCATACGAACCAGACCATGAATCTGAATTAGAATTAGATTTAGAGCAATCATTACTATTGCTGATATCATCATTTAAATATTTAGATTCATTATTCTCATTTTCATTCTCATTCTCATTCTCATCATCGTTTTCATTTGTATGAGAAGTTCTCGATGAACATGATGAACCTGATTTAAGGCTTGCTGACTTTTTTTGGTCAGTAACATCAATCGAATTTGTAATGTCAACCAAATCTATATTCAGCATTTTAACATCATCTAAAGATATAGACGCATTTTTATTAGTTTCAACAAGTGTTTCACTTTCAAAAATATTTTCAAACATACTATCATCAATCGATTTTATAGATAAATTTGATTTTTGCGAAATGTTCATAATATTTAATGGTTTTAAACCCGGTTCTTGAGTTAAGGAAGTCGTAATTAAATGGGAATAATCTTCTACCGTAAACAGAGTATTTTTTTGCTTGTTAAAGAAATCCGATTGTAATAAATAGTCAATATCATCAATTATATTTATTTTATAATTATTTTTAATTCCTAAAAAAGAGCCATAATAATCCAGACCATGAATAAAATGATGGTTATGCAATACTTGGCTTGTCAGAAAAGAAAAAAAACCATCTATGTAAGACGAATTATTTGGGTCTTCTAATTTAGGATGTGTTTTTTTAGTCTTATCAATCGATGGTAAGTTAAATAAATGCGAGTCCGTGTGATTATATTTACCGACCAAATACTTAAATGGGTCCAATAATGGCGCCATTTTGATAAATACTTTTTGATTAATCGTCATATCATCGTCATCATTCGACATGTTTTTAATTTTGCAGTTATAAATATGCAACTGCTCAAAAGTTTGTGATTTTGAATTGGTATCCTTTATATCTGAAATGCTCCATACATGATTCAAATTGATAGAGTTAAAATTAGTATTATTTAGCGAAAAAAATCTATCATAAATGGGGATATAATTTTGCACATGTGATAATGAAATATTGGAATTTGAGCTAAACTTGTTGAATAAATTAATGTTCTTCCTTTTTTGATAGTTCACAGTGATTGCCATAGCTAATAAAAATAAAATTATAAGTTATATTTAACTTATAATTATTTAATATCTTTTAACTAACAAAATAGTTAAACTATGCCTAAATATTATACAATGACAAATAATAACAATAACAAAAAATATTACTATATGACAAAATATTAATGACTTTATTGTCTGCGTAAATTAATTTCTTTTTAAAAAATATATAATATAATAGTAAATGAATTTAGAGCTAAAACGGTTCGACATGAAATCTATCAGTTTTAAGCCTAATGAGTCAAAAGGTCCAGTCGTTGTTTTAATCGGGAGACGTGACACGGGTAAATCATTTTTGGTAAGAGATTTATTATATTATCATCAAGATATTCCAATCGGAACTGTCATTTCTGGAACTGAAGAAGGAAACGGATTTTACGGAAAATTGGTGCCAAAATTGTTCATCCACAATGAATATAACACTGCTATTATCGAGAACATTTTGAAGCGACAGAGACAAGTTTTGAAACAAATAAAAAAGGAAATGGAGCAATTTAAAAGGTCCACTATAGACCCTCGAACTTTTGTCATCTTAGATGACTGCTTATATGATAACACTTGGGCGCGCGACAAGATGATGCGTCTGCTTTTTATGAATGGACGACACTGGAAGGTCATGCTAATTATTACAATGCAATACCCTCTAGGAATTCCACCTACACTAAGAACAAATATAGATTACGTTTTTATTTTAAGAGAGCCGTATATAGCTAACAGGAAGCGAATTTACGAGAATTATGCAGGCATGTTTCCTACATTGGAGTCATTTTGCCAGGTAATGGACCAATGCACAGAGAATTATGAGTGCTTAGTGATAAATAATAATGCAAAATCAAATAAGCTGCAAGACCAGGTCTTCTGGTATAAGGCAGACGCACACAATGACTTCAGGTTAGGGTCAAAAGAGTTCTGGGAGCTATCTAAACAGATAAATGATGAAGACGAAGAGGAACAATATGACCCAAATAACGTGAAGAAACGTGGCGCGGGACCCAAAATTGCAGTAAAAAAGAGTAAATGGTAGAAATAAAGCGCTTTTATAAATCCGCTTTTAAATATAAAAGCAACAGTCTTGCTTTCATGATATTGCTTTTAATATTTAAAAGCAAGAAAAAACAACTTAAAGAGTATCCTATTATTAATATATAATAAGATGCAAGAGCTAAATATCGTTGAACTTATTGAGAGCAATCCAATAACAAAATTGTCGCATGTATATAATGGTAAATTAATAACCAAAATTCAAGAAAATTTTACAGGGTTTGAACAACAATTATTTGTTAGTAGCTTTTATTGTTACCTGAATTATAATAAGAATACAGATTTTGTTGTAGACTTAGATAATGTGTGGAAATGGTTAGGGTTTAGTCAAAAAATAGACGCTAAAAGATTATTAGAAAAATATTTTAACATTGATATAGATTATAAACTTACTTTGGGACAGCCCAAAGCAAGTGCTAATGAAGAAAAATGGGGTGGTCATAATAAACAAACTATTTTACTAACAATTAAATGTTTCAAGTCACTCTGCTTAAAAGCGCAAACAAAAAAAGCGGGAGAAATTCACGAATATTATATGAAAATGGAAGAAGTTTTACATGAAATAGTAGAAGAAGAAACAGATGAATTAAGATTACAATTAGAGCAAAATAAAGGTGTATTCAACCAAGAAAAACTACAATTAAAAAAAGAAAAGGAACTTGCAACCATTATTCAGTTTCCAGTAAATACAGAATGCATTTATATCGGAACTATTGACAATACAAATGAAGCGAATGAAAAATTAATTAAATTTGGTCATTCGAATGATTTAAAAACAAGAGTAAATGACCATCGTAAAACATATGATAATTTTCAATTAATTACCGCATTTCGAGTTCAAAATAAGGTCGAAATAGAAGGATTAATAAAAACTTGTGTAAAAATTAGAAGACAAATTCGACATATTGAAATAGATGGTAAAATTAAAAAGGAAATAATTGCCTATGATTTGTCAAATTTTACAATAGAAAAACTAACAAATTATATAAAAGATATTATCCATTCAAAGACATATAGCATAGATAATTTTAATAAATTAATAAAACAAAATGAAGAATTAGAAAATAAAATTAGAGAGCTTGAAAAAGAAAATGAAGAATTAAAAGAACAAGTAACTGTCAGGGTATTAAACAAATCAGTGTCAGCAATAACTAATGCGGATAACCAATTTGTTTATAAAAATGAATTAATACCTGAAAATGATACTACAGCCAAGTTTAATGAATTTATTGATACAATGTGTATAATTAGACATGATGTTAATGAATCATCTGTAAATATGGAAGGTCAATTGCGTATATGGTTAAAAATCAAACCACAAAAAGAAATATTTCATGCATTTAAACACTATCTAGATATCAGATTTAAACCTATACGATTTAATAAACTAAATAATGAAAATAAATTACAAAATGTTCATGGATATAGTGGTGTTAAACTTAAACCAATTGAATATAAAAAACAATTTGTAGGAAATGCAATAGAAACATTTTTATTTCAATCATGTGAATTTTCACCAAGCAATAAAATATTAAATTCCGTTTTATTTGAAGATTATAAACGATGGAATGAAAAAATATTAAAAGATACAACAGAAACAGATATAAAAGAATTAAAAGATTATTTAAACTCGTGCGAATATGTAATTAAATCAGTCGTATGGACAGAATTTGGTAATAATGATGGTTATTATGGTTTGGCTTTAAAAAATAAAGAATATGTTAAAAAAATAGTTTCTGTATCAGGAAAAAAGGTAGAAAAAGTTGAGTTATCTAGTGGACTAGTATTAGAAACCTGGGATACCATTGCGAAAGCAGGCATCGCTGAAAATTTTGCCGCATCAAAAATGTCAAAATGTATTAAAAATAAAAAAATTTTCACAGATTATTATTATCGTCTGAAATCAAACTAAATAATATATAATTTATTTTATTATACATTATTTTACAATTAAATTACTTATTAAACCCATTTAAATAATCCACATGTATCACATTTATAAAATTTTTTACCTTTATTTGGTCCTTCCTTTTTAACAGCTAATATTTTAACACTCAAAGAACATTTTTCACAAGTTCCTTTGGTTTTCAAAAAACAACTGCTACAAGTTTTCCTCCATTCTTTATCTGATTCAGGTATTAATACATCATCTCCACACTCAATACAGTCGATATAAATATGTCTTTGAGATTGTTTATTTTGTTTAAAACAATCAGCACATCTAGTCTTGTAAGTTTCTGGAGTCATTATATAATCATTGCAATCAAGACAACTCCTAACAGTAGAAATGCATATATTGCAAAATTTAGCATCTGACTTTATAGGTGATGTAAAATCAATGTTACATTTTAAACAAACAGCTACTTCTTTTATCTGAATGCATACAGAACACAATTTTTTATTTTTTATTTTTCTAGTTTCTTGTTTACAACTTAAACAAGAAATTGTCTGTATCTCTTTCAAAATTTGTTTATTTAGTTTTTTGGACTTCTTTTTAATCTTATTTGGAATACAAGAACAAATACCATTGATGCTACTGCTGTTAGTAGGACTATATATAATTTTATCTTTTTGACATATAATACATCTATTATTAATATTATATTTAATTGATTCTGTTTCAGATTCCGAACTAGAACTAGATTTATTTTTTTCAACCATTTGTTGTTTTTTAATGTATCGTTGATTTTCTTTATATCCTTGCGGCCATCCATTTTTGATTTCATCTTTTCTATCTCTAGCTGCTCTCTGCATTAATTTATATTGTTCATCATTTTCACTAATAACCCGATGTCTTTTGTTGCAAACACTGCCTACATTAAAACAAACTCCTGATAAGTTATTTTCAAATTCAAATACATTTTCTATTGGCTGACTGCATATGCAAGTATGAGAACCATCATTTTCATCATCATGTCTGTATGAAGAACAAGTGAAATCTGAATTATCGCTATTGTTTTGGTCATCATTTAATTCATTAAATGCTATTTTTAGCTGTAAAAAGCTTTTTAGTTGTAAAATGTAACTTTTAGGATATGTTAATAATAATAAGAATATAAATTTATCTGGTTTTTCAGGTGTTTTTCCATCATAATATTTCGCCATAAATTTTGTTAATTTAATCCAATAAATACAATAATTTTCTGGATTTGAAAATTTTATAATAAAATCTGGTTCATTCATACAAGATAAAATTAATTGTTTAAATAATTCATTCCAAATTAATGTAGTAATAGCAATCCATTTCCCATTATTGGAATAATCTTGAATTTGTTCCATTGATAATAATTATGTTAGTTTGTATTTAATATAATTATTTAATTCTTTTCAATTTTATATATCATCTATTCATCCTTCTCTTTCTCTTTCTCCTTTAAAGAAAAAGGTCCACTAACAAGCTCAGAGCGTCCATAATCCGTCTTACCCGTAATAACATTTTCGCCATCAAAAAGCTCCGAACGAATATCCGCAACAGAAATGGTATCAGAACTTTCAGTTGTTAGCGCTTTCTCCTGACTAGTTGCACTAACACCGACCAAATTACCTTCTTGGTCAATATCTTGCGTCAAAATGTTACCATGCTTCTCCGCATTCTTCTTATTCTCATCAATCGCCTTCTGCTTGGTCTCCTTGACTCGAGCCTCAAATGCATTCTTAGCAGCCGACTCATTCTTCTGCTTCTCCTGCGCGAGCTGATTGAGTTCCTCCTCCATGTATTCAACGCGTCCAGTTTTGTAGGCCTCAGGGTCCCAGGGCAACCAAGTGCCAACCGGTCCAACAAATACATCAAAACTGGGGTCCACTTCTCGGATAAGTTTGGCGCGCAATTCGGCCTCTTCTTGTGAGGCAAAATGACCACGTGCCTTGAAACCACGCACCGATGTTTGAAAATTATGCTTGATATTGAATTGCTTTTCTAGTTCATCCTCTTCTTTATCCATGAACGTCTTGTAGTCATCCTCGATAGAAGACGAAATAATATTGTCACGCTCTTCCTTAACGAATCCCTCATAGTCCTTCATGACATCCTCAAAGGATAACTTATATTTATAAGATACAAAATTAATAAATTGATGAAACTTTTCCATGGATTTAGAGAATTCCCATCTCTTTAGGAATTCTTCGAAAAAGAACATTTCCTTTTGCTTCAAGATTTTCTCAGGAGTAATGAAAGAAAAACATCCAAATGTTTGACCTGCAATTGGCTTGTCAACATCAAGTAAGTCTACATATTTAGGATTTGTAGAACCATCTTTGGTTAATTTTCGTTCATATGCCATTTTTTTGGCGATATTTGATTTTGATTTTCCGCTCATTATATATTAATTAATTTAGTTCGTTTTAAGTATTAATTTATTAAATTATTAAATAAATAAATTATTAATTTATTGAATTAATTAATTATTTTCTTTTTATTTTATATAGGATGTTTAACGTAAACGAACTTATTAAGCGAGTTATTAAGTATATCGTGGAAGGACTTATGGTAGCAATAGCCGCATATGCTATTCCCAAAAAATCTATGAATTTAGAAGAAATTGCTTTGTTAGCGCTAACTGCTGCAGCCACTTTTGCCATTTTGGATACATATGTTCCTAGCATGGGTGTAAGTTCTAGAACAGGAGCTGGATTTGGAATTGGAGCCAATTTAGTAGGATTCCCGGGCGGACTTTAAATTCAACTTTTCCCTACGGGTAAGGTTTCGTAAACTTATATCCAAACTAACATAATATAAAATTGAAATATAATAAAGAGATATTTTCTTTATTATACAAATTATATAAATTATACAAGAATGTCATATGCTATTTATGAAAAAGAATATATTGAAAAAAATGTTTCTACCGATGTATTTTATAAATCTATTGCAAAGGCTTTTTCGTTTTTAAAAAAAACAAAAATCAACGGAATAGAACTTAGAGATGAATATGAAACATTATTTAGTTCAATGCTAAACATAACTGAAGAATGTTTAGACTGTAACTGCATTTATTTTCACTGTTACGATGATTGTGGAATAGAAGATGGACGAGGAGAAATTGATGGATGGAAATGTGCAGAATGTTTAAAAAAATATGAAGAAAATAAATTATTTGCGTTTCAGAGTGAACGTCAAGAATCGAGAGAAATTAAAAAAACTGAATTACAAATTCCAGAGACAAATGAAGAAGAAAAATGTTGCATATGTTTAGACGAATTAAACATATGTGAAATTGATGGTTGCTATGGTGAGAATGAAAAAAATGTTTCATTAAACCCTTGCGGACATATATTATGCGCTAAATGTAATTTTGACTTGGTAAATAGTATCAATGAAACTATAATATGTCCTCTTTGTCGAACTCAAATTATTTAAAATAATAATATTTCATTTCACTGCAAATTATTATTTTGTATAATATTATTATTTTGTATAATATTATAATGCATCGATTAATAAATGCTCGTTCTGTTCCTAACAAGATTCATAGTTTAGTTAAACCAAAGGCAAAGGCAAAGGCAGTAAATGATAATAAATTGAAAGCAGTTCCTAGTGTATCATTATCACCCGCATTTGGTGTGATTAAACCTATTATAAAAAATATAAAACCTGCATATTATGAATTGCCAATAAAATCAGCTGAAAACCCATTACCTCATGATATATATTTATTTTTAGAAAAAACAATGACATTTAATGGAGCTGTTGTTAATAATTTAAGAAACGATATCTCTGCTATTGTATATGATGATAGAAATTTAAAATTTTATATCGGATTTGGAAACGGAGAGTTATATGTATCAGATAAAAACTCTTTTTATTCTCAAGATATGATTTTTATTGGAAAGTTTTTAGGTGGTATTACATGTTTATGTTTGCATAAGGATGAAAATGGAAAACCCTTACGTTTATTTATTGGAGGTCTTTTTATATCATGTGATATGATAAATTCTACTATCAATTGTTATAAAATAGCTCAAGTAATTCTAAATGGTTCATACATAGTCAGACCGGTAATATTTACTGACGGAACAGATGATTATCTTGGATTTGATAATGAAGTAACCTGTATTACATCTGGTTTTACAGATTTAAACGGATTACAAGATTCAAAACCAACTATTTATTTTGGCGGAAAATTTACAGCATTACAAAATGATTCAGGAATATCTACAGAAACATATTTAAAATTTGCCACACTGGATTTAACCGAGAACACAATATATGCATTAAATAATCAAGTGGATACTGGTTTTGACGGAGACATATACAGCATAACAGTTAAATCTAATATTAATGTAACCGATATTTCAATTATTTGTGTTGTTGGTGAATATGCTAATATTATAAAGGATAGCACTACTACAATTAAGCTTGAATATTGTTCTGTATTAACATTAGGTTATAATTATAATGTTACAGATGTATATCCTGTTGGTGTTAGTGGTGATATAACTAGCCCTGATATTACTGTGACGGAAGCAAATGGTGATTTTTATATATCAGGTGAATTTATTTCATGCAAAAATAGTAAAATAGTATTAGGTCCAACACCTACACCATTAGTGCAAGCATTTACTAAAATAAGTCAGGCAAGTTCTGCAGGACCCGCTTTAATACAATATAATTATTTAGAAAAAGCTATGTATTTATTCTGGTATGACATGTCTAATAATATGAGTTATATACAAAAAAATAACACGAATGCAACAACAGGTTTAATAAATTTAACTGGAACTTTTTTTGGTTCTTTTGCAGGCCAAATATTAAAAGAAGGTATTATAAATGATACAAATTTTAAACTTTATATTTATGGAGATTATACAGATAATGTTTGCAATATGAACTATACAGCATTCAAACAAATAATAAATGAGTCAAGTAAAATTTTTTTACCTAAAAACAGAGGTATACAAACACACCATGGACCAACAATATTTCCTGCTAAAAATAAAAGGCTACTTATTTGGTTATCAAATAGTCCATCTGATGTTGCAAATGAATGCATTCACTTATTTTATGATGGAAAAATATATAGAATTGTATCAAGAGATACTTATATAATGTATGCATCAGAATAATTAAATTATTTATTTTATTTTATTATGTTTTATTTTATAGAAAAGGTGGACTAAACGGTAGGGATAAATTCCCAATCTAATTCAATACACATTTTTTTCCATGTTTCGTCTTGTTCAATGAGTTTTTCTCTATCTTTCAGTAAAGGAATAGAATCGAGATATTGTTCTTCCCCGAGAAGCTCACAGAATTTAAATAAAACATAGTAATAGTTCAAAAAATTAACACGATAATCAGGGCAAGTTTTGGCATAAGGTGACTGCGTTTCCATGAAAAGGTTACATAAGGTATCTTCTAATTCGGGGCTAAAAACGGGTGGTTTTAATCCTAATTTATTTTTAATAAATGCAATATGTTCATAATATTTATTAAATCCCAACTTTTTCAAAATCTCCTTAGTTTTGTAATGTGTTAGTTGTTCGAGACTAATTCGCTCTTTTTTGATTTGCAAATGTATCTGGTCAATAACATCATCGGGTATTTGTGTCGTCTCTTTGCCTTGAAATTGAGCCAAAATTTCCTTGAAATGATTTATTTTTTTGTAAGCATAGAAGCAGACCTCTTTGGGTGGCTCTTTATATGAAGGTTTTTCATTTTCAATAAGATACGGAATATTGACAGCACATGCATTGCAAATAAGGACACCCTCGTCGTCAAGTGGAATAAGTTCACCCTTAAAACAATGCTGACATATATCGGTTGTCCGAATAAATGAATTCATATCAATAAATGTTTCGTCGATATTACTGAGATATTTTTGAACGATATTTTTATTTCTATTTTCGGCGACATTTTCTTCTTGATTATTGTTTTGAATTTTGAAGAAATTAAAAAGCATTTGATTTTTAGAAGTTATAGGTTTATTATTTGAAGCGGTAGACGATGAATCGATATTATTTATATTTTTTTTATTTTCAAAGTATTCAAAAATGAATTTAGAATTATCTAAAAAATAATTAGTTTTTTTATTTTTAAGCCCTTTAATAGTATCATCAATTTCATTGATTCGGTCTTTCATATCCATAATTTGGTCAATATTGTTAGTTTTATCGAGTATTTCTATTTTATTTTTTAAATCCACCTTTTCTTGTTTTAATTTAGGTATAGTATCAAATTCATTCTTGTCAAATTCATTGATAAACTCTTTATGCTTACCATCTAAAGTGGTTGTGTATTTTTTGCAAACACGGATTTTTTTGTTCGATTTGGGCTTAAAACTAAGCATAATATATTAAAGAGTAATGTATTATTTAATTAGAAATTTTTAAAAAGATATAAAAATTGGTTTAAAGATAAATAAAAGTTTCAGTCAATACATTAAAGAATAAAGAATGAATACTTCAACAAATATATTAGTGAATGTTTTAGAACCTGGTCAAGTAGAAATAGACCAAATTAAATTTAAGAAAATGGTGTTTCTATACAATGCTTTAGATAATGGTTGGTCAATCAAGAAAAAACAGGATTCCTATATTTTTACAAAAAATCATGAAGGGAAAAAAGAAATATTTGATGAAGGTTATTTGGCCATATTTATGAAGGATAATGCAAATATAAATAATATTTTGTCATAGTATGTAGGGAGTGAATTAAATTAATAAAACAATTAATTTAATTTTAGGAAAATTTTTTTCTTTAGCAATATTATAAAATGGGAGGTGGTTTAATGCAACTCGTGGCTTACGGCGCTCAAGACGTTTACCTTAAAAGCCTGTAGGGTAGAAAAACATCAGGGAATATCAAAAAAATAAGATATTCATAAAGCCTTTTGTGGACTTTTCTTTAAAAAGAAGAACCACTGATGTTAATCAGGGATTTGTCAATCATAGACAATAGAATAACCCTGGTAAGAAAATCAAACTGCTTGAAACCCCTAAAACTTATTCTACTAAGCAATTATTGTGAAGTAATTGTGGCCAAGACAAAGACCTTGGGTATAGTAAAAATGAATAAGATGATTTGCAACTTTTGATGCAAAGAAATGGGCAATGAGCATCCAAGCCTCTTTAAATAAAATAATTAAAACAATATAAATATAAATATAAATATAAAATACTAACATAGCATATAAATAAATGTCT